ATATTAAAAAGAAAGAAGTAAAAAAAGATAATGATTCTGATGAAAATCTTGCAAGTTTACTTCAATGTTCTCAGAGGGAAATAAATTTTTTTAAAGAAACCCTTGAAGAATTGAATAATACAAATAAATAAAAATAATATGATACCAAGACCACCACAAGAAGACAAAATTGCAGGAAAAGTTCAACTAGATAATTATTTAGGTTCAGATATTAATTTAAGCGGATGGAAACTTTCAAAAGTTTTAGATGACATATTAATGTGCCAGTACATTGATATAAATGATGATGGTACTGAAGTAAAAAGAGGAAATATTTGGGTTCCTATCAATGCTGTAAATTTTACATGGAGGTTGGCAAAGGTTTTACTTGCCGGACCTGATTGCAAAACCGTAAAAGAAGGCGATGTTGTCATATTTCCAAATGACAAAGGCATTCAAGTTGCCAACTTAAACGGATATAAGCATATTGTTTTCTTGAATGAATCAAGAATTTTTGGAGTTTGTGAATCTTTGGAAAAAGATGAGCAATAAATATTTTAATGGCTGATTATAGCGGTTTTTATGGTGGAATATCGGGTGATATAGGCGGATTGGGATATTTTTTATCAAAATACGTTGCAGAAGTTGTTTTTGTTAGAAGAAGAAAACCCAAAGATCCTAGTGTTACATCAAAAACGAGAAGAATGATTTGTACAACAAATCAATTACTTTTAAATTCTCCTTTTGGTAAAAAAACATTAAGATATAAACCAGCAATGCAATCCCCTCCTTATAATGCAAGATCAAAAGGTCTTGTTACGGTTTGGGATATTTTTATGCAGGATTGGAGAAATATTGATGCAAAAACAGCGGTTGTTATAAAAAAAACATCGGAGGATTCTTTGCCTATATTTGTAAACAATCAAGAAGGCATACAACAATTTGCAAAGTTCTTTAATGCAAAGTTAAGACGCATGAATGCACGTCAGTTCATGGATTCATAATATGACAATTTATGGTACTGAGTTAGAAAAAGCTTGCAAATTTCTTTTACAAAAAGAAATCACAATAGATTTAAATAATAAAACATTTAAAAAAGGAAAACTTTTATTATTTTATCAAAAAAATTTTTACATTACATTTGTAATGGATACTCAAAAAAAAGCAAAAGAAAAAGTTGAAATACCAATACCATACGAAATTGAAATGTATCAAGATGAAAATTTAATTTATTTTGATTATAGGATTAAAACTTTAGCAAAATACGCCCCTCAAATTGAAACAAATTTAATAGTTTATCCTAAAAAAATTACTGGAAATAAATTTTGGAATAGTATATTATTAATTAATGCAACTTGAATCAACAAAACTAATATATAGTGTTTTTTCTGGAACATATTATGATGTTTTAGAAAAAGATGTTAAACTTTTAGATGTAGGTCAGATTCCTTTAAAGAAAAAACCACCAACAAGTTGTAAGAAATGCTATGGTAGAGGGTATTTGGGTAGAGATAAAAACACATATGCTTATGACATATGCAATTGTATTAGAAAATGCATTGATTTTGATTTTATTAAAACATTAGAAAAAGAATCAATAAATTTGAATAGCGAATAAGTAAATGGGTGAGAAATTATACTTTTGGATTTGAAATACAAACGCTTTTGGAGCAATTCATTGGGGCGTTTAATGATATTGTCATAAAAAGGTATAATAGAGAAAACACAGCAGTCCCACCAACAAGCGGGATTAAAGTAAACTATATTTATGCACCTAAACAACGAGTTGTAAATATTTTAAATACACCAGCACCAGGAGGTATAACAGTTCCCGCCGTAGCTGTTAATATTGGTGGAATTTCACGAGATCAATCAAGGGTTTTCAATAAGAATGAAGGTTTTAATATAACTCTTGAACAGGAAGAAAACGGAATTGTTGCTAAAAGAATTTTTCAACCAGTTCCAATTAATATTACGGTCAATATGAGTATATTGACAAAATATCAATCGGATATGGATCAAATTTTATCAAATTTTATACCCTATTGCGATCCTTATATTATTATTTCATGGAAATTACCAGCAGGAAATCATTTAAAAAAAGAAAATCACCCATATGAAATTCGTTCCGAGGTTTTATGGGGAGGAAGTGTTAATGTAACATATCCAGTAGAAGTACAAGGCAATCAAGCGTTTCGAGTCTCCGCTGATACCACTTTTACAATAAAAGGCTGGTTGTTTAAAGATTCAAGAGAATATATTAAAAGAATTTATACTATCCATTCTGAATATTCAGCAGAAGATTTAAAAAATGGAAACATTTCTGATAATTTAATTATTAATTACCTTTAAATGATTTTATGGATTTAACACCGACTATTAATTTTACACTAACATCAGAAAATAATTTATTGGTTGATAATTTTGTTATTTATGCAAGACCTATTTTAATTTCAGCCAATCAAAAAACATTTTCTGTTTTTACATTTAATTTATCGTCAAATACAAAATTTGTAGTAAAAAGTCGTTTATTTTCAAATATAAAAAATGTTTATTTAAGCGGATCAAATATTTTAATGTTTAACAACATTCAATATTTTAATAATTTTTCAAATATAAAAAATCTATCAGCTAACAATCCACCGTTTAGTGGTGTTTTAATTGAAAATTTTGAATTTAATGAAAATTATTTATTTTTTGATATTCCGCAAATACCAAAAACAATTGGAAGTTTTGATATAATTGTAGAAAATGAAGCAGGGTATGGAAAATTAACGGATTCAAAGTTATGGAAAAATGGAATCAGTGTTGTTTATGAAATAATACCAACACCAGTTAAATCACCTTTACCATCGCAAACACCAACACAAACACCAACAACCACCACAACATTAACAAGAACACCTACACAAACAAGAACATCTACCAAAACACAAACACCAACACAAACACCAACACCTACTACAACCACAACATTAACAAGAACACCAACTCCATCAGAAACACCTACAAACACACCAACACCAACAAATACTCCTACTCCAACACAAACACCAACTCCATCAGAAACACCTACAAATACACCAACACCATCTGAAACACCCACAAACACCCCAACTCCCTCGGAAACACCCACAAACACCCCAACTCCCTCGGAAACACCTACAAACACTCCAACCGCAACAAATACACCTACCCCTACAAAAACATCAACAAACACACCTACCTCATCGCAAACACCTACCACGACCATAACATCATCACAAACACCAACACAAACAAGAACACCATCAAAAACACCAACACAAACAAGAACACCATCAAAAACACCACCAGTTACACCAACCCCAACACAAACATCAACTATTACATTAACTCCAACACAAACACCAACTCCATCAGAAACACCTACAAATACACCAACTCCCTCGGAAACACCTACAAACACACCAACTCCATCAGAAACACCTACAAATACACCAACACCATCTGAAACACCCACAAACACACCAACGCCAACACAAACACCAACTATTTCAGAAACACCTACAAACACACCGACTCCATCAGAAACACCTACAAACACACCGACTCCATCAGAAACACCTACAAACACACCGACTCCATCAGAAACACCTACAAACACACCAACCTCAACTCAAACACCAACACCATCCCAAACCGAAACTCCAACTCAAACACCAACACCATCCCAAACCGAAACTCCAACACCTACACCAATTCCGACTACAACTCAAACACCTACAGCTACCGAAACATCAACACCAACACCTACACCAACCAGAACACCCAAACCAACATCAACTCAACCATATGGTGGTGGTGGCGATCCATTAAATCCTCCAATTACAACACCCATACCATCTCAAACACCAACAAACACTCCAACACAAACACAAACACAAACACCAAATTTAGACTTTTGGATAATTAATGCAAATATACCAAGAACAAATTCAGAATTTGTATTTAATATTTCGGGTGACAATCCAAATATAATTGTTGATTGGGGTGATGGAACACCAATTCAAAATATAACAACAACAGGAAATATAAAACATATATACCAAGCAATTGGAAATTATTCTTTAAAAATTAAAGGATCATTTGATAGAAATGGTAATATTCATTTTGCCGGAAATAGAATGGTTAACAGGACCGGAACAATTCCTTACATACAAGGACTTGAATCTTTAGCATATACTTTTTCTCAAACCAGCATAACAACTATTCCAAATAATCTTTTACAATTTATTGGACCTTATCTTAAAAATTTACAAAGTATATTTTGGCTTTCTTATCTTAATAATATACCATCCGGTTTACTTGATAATTGTGTAAACGTTACAAATATAGCTGGTATGTTTACTGCTACTAATATTTCGGAAATACCCAAAGATTTGTTTAGATATACAACAAAAGTAACAACAGCAAACGCCGTTTTTAATAGTATTAGAAATCTTAAAACATTACCTGAAAATTTATTATCATATATGCCATTGATTACAACTTATAGTGGAATTTTTGGGTGGTGTACATTAAACACATATGATTATAGTAGATTATTGATTGAATTATACGAGTTAAATGCAAATAAAATAGGACCACGAATAACTGGAGTTCTTTTTAGTGGAGGTTTTTCTAAATATGCACCATTTGCTCAATATGCTAGAAATATGTTAATTGCACCACAAACTATTGGTTGGCAGTGGCGAATTGATGATGGTGGATTAGACCCAAATAATGATATACAATTAACACCAACACCAACACCAACACCAACACAAACACCAACACAAACACCAACACCCTCTACAACACTATTTTCTATTAATCCTTGAAAGATTGGGTAAAGTGTAATAAATAGTAAGATATGTCCGATATACTAGCATCAACCACAAGACAACCCGATAGTGGAAAAAGTTTTATTTCCAATATTTTGTCAAAATTACCTTATGTACAAAGTGTTCTTGAAACAGAGGTAAACAATCCAAAATATGAATTGTTTGATAGATTGTCAAAAACACGACAAGTAAAACTTCTTCAACAATCCGTAATAACCGGACCTTTTTATAAAGATTCCTTTGGTGGGGGTCATTCTTTTGGATCAAATCAACAATATCATAATTTTATATATGCTCAAATTGATGTAGATAAAGTAAGAAGAATTGCTGAATATAGAAGAATGGCGGCATATGCTGAAGTTTCGGATTGTTTGGATGAAATTTGTGATGAATTTATAAATCGAGATGAAAACGGAAAAGTTTTAAAGTTAAAATATTCACAATTTGCAAAATTGGATGCAAGTCAAAGAACTGAAATTGAAAAAGAATTTTATAAATTTATAAATATTTATGAACTCGAAACAAAAGGATGGGCTTATTGTAGAAGGCTTTTAACGGAAGCTGAAGTATTTTTTGAAAATATTGTGCATGAAGAAAAAAGGGATTTGGGCATAATTGGTGTTATTACAATACCATCCGAATTAATAAATCCTGTATATGATAATGTACAAAATAATGTTATTGAAAATTTTATTTTTCAAAAACCCATTAGTTTGGAAAATGACAATAAAGGAAAAAATTATTTACAATCAAACAATCAACCATCTCCAGCAAATGCTTTACAGCAACAAATAATAACATTTCAAGCAAATCAAATAACATATATAAATTCTGGTATATGGAATGAAGATTGTTCCGTTAGAATTCCTTTTATTGAAAATGGTAGAAGGGCATATAAACAACTTTCTTTAATTGAAGATTCAATTGTTATATATCGAATGGTTCGTGCCCCTGAAAGATTAAAATTCAAAATTGATGTGGGAAACATGCCTCCAGCAAAAGCTGAAGCATATTTAAAACAACTCATGCAATCATATTGGAATAAAAAAACATATGATGGATCATCCACAAATCCCGGACAAGGATCAAACATATATAATCCACAGTCAATGTTGGATTCTTATTGGTTTGCAAGAAGAAATGGTGAAGTTGGTTCAGACGTGGAAATGCTTCAGGGTGGACAAAATTTAGGAGAATTAAAAGATTTGATGTACTTTGTAAACAAATTATATAAAGCTTTAAAAGTTCCTTTGACTCGTTTAAATCCCGATGACGGATATAAAGATGGTAGTGAAATATTGAGGGAAGAATTAAGATTTGCAAAATTTATTGTAAGATTACAAGCTCAATTTGCTGAAGGTTTTAAAAATGCATTCATAGCACATTTAAAATTAAGAAAATGGTGGAATGAATATAAATTACATGAATCTTATTTTCACTTGGAATTTAATCCACCATCAAGTTATTTTGCTATAAGAAAAAATCAAGAATTAGAATTAAAACTTAAATTGTTTAGTGATGTAAGTCAAAATGAATCGATATCTAAAACATTTGCGCAACGTCATTATTTAGAATACAATGATTCTAGAATTAGTGAAAATATGGAGTGGTTGAGAAAGGATGCTGCTCTTAAATGGGAATTAGATCAAATTGCTCAAACTGGACCAAATTGGAGAGAACATTTACAAGCAGCTGAACAAGCAGCAAAAGAAGCTGGACCACAAGCAGCTGCAACGGGAGGAACAACCTCTCCTTTGGGTGGAGAATCCGCAATACCAACATTTGGAACGGGTGGGGAACCAACACCCACAGCAACAGAAACTCCTGAAGCAGAAATTGCTGCTCCAGAATCAGCACCATCAGCCGCTCAATCATCTTCAGCACCACCCGCTTGATTTTTACATTTGTGAGTGGTTTTTAATATAAATATAATAAATGCCTTTAGAACCCATATCACTTTTTGGAAACGTTTATTTAAATCCTCTTGATGAAAATATTAATAGGGTTGCTTATCAGCACAATTTTTTAAATTTAAAATCAGCAGAACCAAGTTTAGGTATACCATCCACAAACACTTATGCCGATTTAAATAAAAAATATTATTTTCCAATTGCAGCAATTGCTTCCACATATGGTGAATCTCGAAGATTTTCAAATAAAAATGATTCTTTAGTTTATTATAATGATAATATTGGAATTTCAAATTCAAAACCTACGGAAAAATTAACAATTACTGGTTCTTTAAGTGCAACTGGTAAATTAATAATAGGAACAGAACACAGTAATATAACAAATACATCATCTATATTAGGGGGAAATAATAATACTGTTTCTGGTGAATATTCATCTATAGTTGGTGGAACATCTAACGTGGTTGAAAGCGATTATTCATACATAGGTGCTGGTTTTTTAAATTGTGTTAATGGAATTAATAGTTTTGTTATAGGAGGAACTCAAAATTATATATCAGGAACAGCATCAAATATTAATGGCGGGGCAAATAATACAATATCAACCGCATCTTCAAATATCAATGGGGGAAATTTTAATGTTATATGTTTATTAGCTGATTGTTCTTTAATCGCGGGTGGATCATCAAATATTATATGCAAGCCTTATTCAAATATAAACGGTGGGTTTTTAAACGAAATAAGAGGTTCTTATTCTAATATAAATGGTGGTAGTTGTAATATTGTTAGTGCAAATTTTGCATCAATTGGTAGTGGAGCGCAAAATACAGCGTCCGGATATTATGGTGGAGTTATAACTGGCGGATCCGAAAATACAGTTAGGTGTAGTTCATCGGTTATTAATGGTGGTAGGGGAAATACGGTTTCTGGTTACTATAGTGTTATTAATTCTGGATACGTTAATGAAGTAAATTCAAATCAATCAATTATAAATTCGGGATATAATAATTTCATTAATAAATTTGCAGATTATTCGGTAATTGCGGCTGGTTGTGGAAATTCAATTAATATATGCTCTCCATTTAGCACTATTTTAAACGGATTTTCAAATATTATATCATTATCAAGTTGTTATGGTTCTATTATAAATGGTTGCAACCATTCTCTTAATTCAGACTATTCGATTATTAATTCGGGTATCTGTAATATAATTTCTGGAGGACAACATTCAGCCATACTTTCCGGAGAATGCAATAGACTTTTAAATACAAATAATAGTCAAATTCTTGGATCAAACATTGTTGTTTCTGGTATAAATGATACAACATTTGTTCAAAATCTGTCAGTATTAGATTATATCACATCTCCTACAAAATTTAAAGATAATGTTTTTATTGAAAAAAATCTTCTTGTTTACGGTGCAATATCAGCATTAAGTGGATTAAATGCAATTGCTACATCAGTAACAACAGCGTCATCATTAAGACTTGAAAATTATGGCATTGGACCAGCATTATATGTTTTTCAAGATTTAAATCAAACAATATCAGAATTTGTATCAAATCAAAACACAAAAGTTTTGTTTATTGGAAATACACCAATTAATCCATTGGATGGAACCACGGGAAAAGTTGGTATAAATACAGACACGCCAAATTATGAATTATCTGTAAACGGATCCATATCGGCAACAAATGTTATATATGCGAGTGGAGGTAACAGTGATCAATGGAACAGAGCTTTGTTAAAGTCTGTTACAGCCATAGGTGATAATATAACCAAAACATTTGAATATTATCACAATTTCAATACAAAAGACGTTTTTGTTCAAGTATATGATTCTAATACATTTAATTTAGTTTATCCATTAATCAATTTAACAAATTTAAATTACATTACAATATCATTTGCAAATCCACCAACAACGAATCAATATACTGTAATAGTAAAACCATAAAATATGTTTTCATTTTTAGAAAAAAATAAAATATACAAAATCATTTTTTCAAAAGAAAATATTGATTATTTTACTTTTGTTAAAGT